AGCTTTGGTGGATATGGAGCATTTTCAATTGGAATAAATACTGCGTTCAACCTTGCAACCGGCGAACGTCTTGGAGCAATCATAGATGGAGGCGACGGGAAACTTAGAATTATTGCGCAAAATGATGACACAGCTAGCTTTACAACTCTTGCGGCTGGTGCCCTTTCTTCGATTTCTGGTGGGGCATACTTGCTTCTGTCAGGATCTTATTTGGTTGCCTAACCCCCAAGCCCGCAACGGCTTAAAACTATTCCATTAAACCTGTTCCTGCCAGTCGGCAGTTCCTAAAATGGCATCATTTATTGAACGTCACGAGCACCAGCTAGAAATCGTCCCGCCTTACTCAATCATCCAATGCCGTCGCGCTGACATCATCGAAAAGGATGGTGTGGAAGTAGGCAAGACCTACCACCGCCATGTCCGCACTCCTGGTGAAGATGTAAGCGATGATTGCGAAGAATTGCAAGCAGTTGCTGCTGCGCTGTGGACGCCAGAAGTAATCGCAGCTTATGAGGCATCAAAGGCTCCAGTAGTTAGCGAGCAAGAGTAGCCAACGTGGCAGTAACTGAAAACCTATCAGGGTTTCTGTACGATTTTGGCGTTAGCTGCACCGCTGGCGCCACGACAGCATTAGGCATCCTTGATATGCCATCGCAGGTGGTGGCAGGCGATATGGTGCTAACCACTGATTACGTACTGACAGCACTTGCGACGGATTTTGGCACCTTAAAATATAAGGATGTAATCACGGTTGCAGGTACTGCTTATATGGTGCGCGAAACTAGGTTCATTGATGATGGTGCCTTTGTTGAAATTGGATTACAAAAAACATGACAACAAAACGTGAAACCATTGTTACCGCAATACGTACGGCATTAATTGGTACAACTGGCGTTAGCACTAGGATCTACCGCAGCAGGGTTGGACCGATTTCTAGGGCCGAATCACCTGCAATTGTGGTTGAGCCATTAAGTGATACGGCAGATCAAAACACTAGCCTGCCAACTTTAGATTGGAGCCTTACGGTACGGGTAGCTGTTATTGTGCGCGGCGAGATCCCAGATCAAATTGCAGATCCAATCGTTGAAAGTTTACATGCTAAAATTATGGCGGATTTAACGCTTGGTGGTTATGCTATTGACATCCAACCAATTGGTGTTACATTTGATATAGTTGAAGCAGACCAACCTGTTGGGGTTGTGATGTGCGACTACCGAGTGCAATATCGCACCTCGGTTACTAATCTCGCAAGTTAAACATGGCTATGATAGTGGATGAGTATTGGGGTCAAGGCGGGTCTTACCTGCTAGATCCTAAAACCGGTAAGCGTAAACTCATCGAGCGTACTGCCCCGGCTACCGCCAACACCGCACCTGAGGAACTGACCAATGCCATTACTGACTCGCAAAAGGCTGCTTCTAGCCAAAACTGAAGCTACCTACGGCACTGATTCGACACCAACTGGGTCAGCTAATGCCATATTGGTGCGCAATCTAGAAATTGTGCCATTGCAATCGGATATTGTGCAGCGGGAATTGATCCGGCCATATCTTGGTAATTATGAACAGTTACTAGCAAATACACGAGTGCAGGTAACTTTTGAAGTTGAATTAGCCGGTTCGGGGACTGCTGGTACTGCACCAGCTTATGGCCCCGTGCTAAAAGCTTGCGGGCTAGCTGAAACTTTAGTAGCAAGTACAAGTGCTACTTATGCCCCGGTTAGCGCCAGCTTCAGCTCTGTGACTTTGTATTTTTTCCAAGATGGCATTCGCCATGTTGTGACTGGCGCTCGTGGAACATTTACGTTGAATGGCACGGTAGGTGCGATCCCAACGATTGCATTCACAATGACTGGCATTTTTAATGCCCCAACTGATACGGCGCTTGCGGCACCTACTTACACAAATCAATCAACACCTTTAGTGTTTAAAAATAGTAATACAACCAGTTTCTCGGCATTTAGTTATTCAGGTGCATTGCAATCAATTGACCTTGATTTTGGCAACGAAATTATTTATCGTGAATTGGTGGGCGGCACCAAAGAAGTTATTATTACTGACCGCAAGCCTAGCGGCACATTGCAAATTGAGGCAGTATTGCTCGCCGCTAAAAATTACTTTACTGTGAGCACTGGATCGACTACTGGTAGCATTACGTTGCAGCATGGCACCACCGCTGGTAACATAGCGACGCTTACAATGGCTCAATCAGACCTAGCCGATGTATCTTATGCCGACATGAACGGCATCCAAATGTTAAACCTGCCTTATGTTGCAACACCAACAGCGGCAGGCAATGACGAATTATCCCTTGCCTTTACCTAGACACCATGGCATTTGTTCTTGCTCAATCCGATAGCTACAGTTGGCCTGTTACTGTTGAATTTCCGGTTGATGGTGGCCGCTTTGAAAAGCAAACTTTTGACGCTGAATTTAAGCGGCTGCCACAATCACGAATTGAACAAGTAATTGAACGCAGCAACACAGACACCATTAAGGATGCTGAATTTGCGCGTGAAGTAATTACAGGCTGGAAAGGTGTTACAGATGCCCAAGGTGCTGATGTGCCTTATAGCAATGAAGCATTAGGTAAACTACTTGATGTGCCATTAGTTGCTGGTGCTATCGTGCAAGCATTTTTTGCTAGCCTGACTGGAGCAAAAAGAAAAAACTAGAAGCCGCTGCTGAGCATTGGGCAAGTGGCGGCGTTATAGATGATACGGCAAAAGATGCGGCAGGATTAGGCATAAACAAGCCCAACTTGCCGCAGCAATCTACTGACTTTGAAGTATGGGAAGACAACTGGGATACAGTTGTAATGTTTTTACGTGTGCAAACGCAGTGGCGTATTGGGATGAGCGGTGCTACTGGGTTAGACTATAATGTGATCAGATGGGCGTTTGAAATGTACGGCGTCAGTGACCAACGCGAGATGTTTGAAGGCTTGCAGGTCATGGAAGCTGCTGCATTAGGAGCGATGAATAAATGACATTAAACACTGCAATTACATTTACCACTAAGCTAGATGGCAGCGGGCTAGATCAATTAAAACGGCAACTGCAATCATTAAGCCAGCAAAGCAATATTACCAAGCAATCACTTGGCCAAGCCAATATTGATATTAACCGAATGGCTCGCGAAGCGGGCAATACTACTAATGGATTGCGTACTCATATTGGTGCATTAAAAAATTTACGTGATAATGTTGACATTAATAGTCAAGCATATCGCAGGCTAGGGAATGAAATAAAAGGATTAGAAAGCAAGCTGCAAGGATTGGATCGTGTTAGCAATAAGGTAAATGTAGGCAGGCAAGCAATTGGCGCAGCAGGTGGGGCACTTGCATTAGGCGGCGGCGCAGCAGGAGCATTTGGCGCAGCAGGAGGCGTATTAGCGTCAGCCGGTCCTGCTGGCATGTTGGCGGCGGGCGTTGGGGCTGCGACAGTAGGGGTTGCGGCATCATCGTTTGGCGCAGCAAAAGAATTAAATGATCAGGAACGTAAGCTGGCGACGTTAACAGTGCAATCATCTGGGCTTACCAATGCAATTAGATTATTAGTTGCAGAGCAAGGATTTTTGGCAAGTTCGGCGGAATCAGCAAGTGCAGCATATGAAATTTTAAGTTCTGGCTACACTAAACAGTCTGATGTTTTAAACATATTAAAAGCTAGCACATTAGGCGCTACAGGCGGATTTAGTGACATTAAAACTGTTGCTGATGCAACAACTACAATTTTGAATTCATTTTCGCTAAGCGCTGATAATGCAAATCAAATTGTAGATGGGATGATACAAACGCAAAATGATGGCAAAATAGTCGTAAGTCAATATGCTGATCAAATTGCAAAAGTAGCATCTGTTGCAGCGGCGGCTGGGTTGTCGGTTGAGGAAATGAATGCATCTATTGCTGCCATTACAGCAACTGGTGTACCAGCAGAAACGGCGATGTCTGGGCTACGTCAAGCATTAATTAATGTAATAAAACCAACTGATCAAGCTCGTGAATTAGCAAAAAAAATAGGATTAGAATTTAGTCTTGCTGCAATACAAACTAAAGGTTGGGCGGGATTTCTAAAAGATGCAACTGATAAAACAGATGGCAGCGCAGAAGCGCTTAGTATACTTTTTGGGGATATTGATGGCTTTAATGCAATATTAAAATTAACTGGTCCTAACATGGGCCGCTTTAATGATTTTTTAGATAATCAAGAAAAAAAATTAGGTGCAGCAGCAAAGGCAGCAAAACAAGCAAAAGATCCGTTCAAGCAATTTGACATTGCAGTGACAGAACTTAATACATCAATTGGCAAAATTTTTCTCCCAACTTTAACAAAATTAATAACACAAGTTACTACTTTTTTCCAAATTATTTCATCTGATAAAAATAAAGAAGCAGTCCGAGATTATGGTAATATAATTAGAGGTTTAGGCATAGCAGGTGGTGGCAACATTTACAGTGGAAATGTGCCACAAAGCGAACGCATTGACGCACCAGTGCCTGAGCGATTAAAAAAACCACCGCAGCGACAATTAAGAGCGCCAGGTGCAGGCACTGTTAATCAAAAAATGCCTGATTTAACTAACGAAGTTCGTCAGGGTGGCGGTGGCAGTGGCGATGAAGAAAAGCGCAGGCAAGCAGAAAACAGATACAAGCAAATAGCAAATAACAATCAAAAAGAAGCAGATGCTAGACAAATACATGCATTAGAGGTAATTAATTTTTTAAAGGCAGAATCTGTTGCATTTGAAGCACAACGCACTAAAACAAATGAACTAGAAATTAATAAATTAATTTTACGCAACCAGCTAGATGTTGTATTTTTAGAAAATGAAAAAGATAGAATTAATCTTGCGCTCAAATATGTTAATGCAAAAGAAAAAGCAAAAATCATAGAAGACGCAACAGCAAGAAATTTAGAATTGCAAAATGTTGAAAACGAAGGGCTTAGCGACAATCAAAAATTAATTTTAGATTTAAAAACTAAAGAGCAGTCTATAAATAGTGATTTCTTGAAAACTGAAAAAAACCGCAGAGAAGAAAAAGAAAAATATTTAACTCAATTAGACAAAGAGATCGAAATGCTTGGTGATGCCGAGCAACAAGAATTAGCAATTGCAAATCTAAAATTGCGTTATCGCCGTGATCCGCGTGCGTTAGAAGCCGAATTGCAAGATCTTGGAATTCGGCAAAGATATGAAAAAAAAGCTTCAACGTTAATAGAAGATTTAACAAAAGAAGGGATTACAGGCAAAGAAGCAAGTCAACGTATTCAAAATTTAGATAAAGAATTAGATAAAGCTTTGCAAGGAGCCGAAGCTATACGTGCATTAAAGCGTTCCATAGATGAATTAAATGCGGCTGATGTAGGGCAGGGCTTTAAAAATGGCGTTGAAAGTTTTCTTGCTAGTATTGGCACAATGAGTGAGAATGTATCACAATTAACACAGAA